AGTCAACAAAGTCCACGCAGCAGGAGTGGTTCCTGTCACACCTTGAACGTCTGCAGCGGTCTGTTTCTCCTGCGCAAGATTAAACTGCTTCGCCTCAAGCGTAGCCTTTGCATCCAACAAATCGTGCATTGAACGCGCAACTGCTACCGCTGACGGATTCTTGGCTGGGTCTTCCGTCACCAGACGAAGCATCTCTTTTGCGTCTTGCAGAGCCAAGTCAATCTTCGCACGAGTGGCATCTTCTGACGGCTGTATAAGCCTTCCGGCGCTCTCGTTTTGTGCGCGTTGCAAACCCAATGTCGACCTTTCCGTCGCTGCTCGGTCTCCAACCAAACCACGTGCCGCTTGGTCTTGCTCCTGACTTAGCAGATTGTGAGCGATTGCCGCATCGGTTGTACTGGGCACAACTCGCTCACGGCCTTGATTCTCCGCCGTCCCCGCAGCTAAACGTGACCGCTCGTTTTCACTGTACATTTTTCCCTCAGTCGTCAGTGGATAAAACAACGTCCAAGGGTTGAGCACTCCGGGACCGCCCTGAGACGGCCGGCCCATGTTAGCGACTAGATTGTCCCAAAAGCCTGGCATACTTCCTCCTTCTTCAGTGTTCCAATTAAGCTCCACAGGCCAAACCAAAATAGCGCGATAGGGAGCAACACATATCCGCCAATGCCTTTCTTAGTCTTGTAGCCTTTACCGACCACCAAGAACGGTTTGACCATTGTCCAGTTCACTACCCAACGCCAGAGCTTGAACTGCTGCATAAGCGGTACAAGCCACGCAGCCATCCAACGATAGCCACGACGACGGGCGGGAGTTTGAAATTTGTCTCGTCCTTCACGCACATAATCAGGAAGCTCTCCATTAAGTGCTTCAAGGAAGATAAAGCAACAGACATTCGGCGTCATATTCGTTCCCGCTCCCCATGAGAACGATGATCCACTTTGGTTTCCGAAGCCTCGGATGTTTTCTGCCGAGGTTTGCTTCGGCTTACCCAGGGTCTCTGCCGCCAACGTAAGGTTCGCGCTATTCGCCGCATTACGTCCTTGCAACGCATTGGACGCAGAAAGCCCTTCTTGCGCCTGTGAATGTTCACTCTGCACCTGTTGGCCCTGAGCCTGCATTTGACTTCCACGGCGCATGCTCTCAATCGCGTTAAAGATTTGCGTAGCCTGGGCGACAGTCCCCGCCTCTCGGTCTTGCTGGCCACGAATCTCACGAAATCGTTCCATTCCCATCTGTGTGTCCAAATCGGCCAACTCAAGCCCCATGCGGTCTTGAGCACCGCGCACATTACTTGGGCCAGAAATTGCTGCTGCACGGGCTTTGTCAAACTGACGTTCATACAGTTGTCGAGTGGCATCTTCGTAATCCGTGCTGTACGGATTCCGCGCCATGATAGTGGCTAGTGCATCACTTCCACTGAACGTCGTCGGGTCAATCGCTTGGATGGCTTCCAATACGGTTTGACCGGGAATAGATGACGAGTCTCGGGTAAGCAACCCCGTGAGAAAGCCCAATTCCTGCGTGCCAGAATTTTCATCTGGCGCAGTACTCTTGAAAGCACGCGAGATTAGTGCCGACAGGTCGCCGGGAAGCTGGTAATCCTTCTGACTCGATGTTGTACCTCGGCGATAGAAGTTCGAGTTTGTTCGCGATTCACTTCCGCCGAAGTTGAACGCCACAGGATCAAACCCTTCTGGAGCTTGTGCGCGATACGCAGCAACAATCTGTGCAGCGTCCTGTAAGAATTGTTGAAAAGTCTTCATATTTTTCGAACCATGAACAAGGAGTGTTTCTTAAACCCGAAAATGTTCTCAAACAAGCGAACCGCTGCGCCAGTAATCCGTGATGAATACCCATGAAGCTCATGGTATCCGTTGTCTTTTGCCCACTTAGCATGGTGATTCAGCCCATACCTCGTGGCTCCGTGGCTTTTCCTGTTTGAATAGATACCCAGAATCAGTAACGATTTACGACGCACTCGGTCGTTAGAATTGTCCACTGATACGGTATACGAAAGCGGCTCGCTGGTGTTTTTATCCAGCACGATAAAGATTTTTCCCTTTACGTCTTTGGCTAAAGCCAATTCAGCACACAACTGGAAGAACTCGTCCTTAGACAGCTGGTTATTTGCTGCGATTTTGTTCATGGATTCCAGCCCTTCTTCCAAAAACTTCCAAAATCGCATTAACGTGTCAATTCCCTGCACGTCCACTACTCGAAAGAATTCCAGTGTTTCCATTATTTGTCAGCCTTTCCATCATACACGCCATCTACTCGCGCTGTCCATAGCACGTTAGTGATGAACGTCCCTTTGGGAACAAATTTGTAGCGGAAGTAGATTCCTGACTTGCCCGGAAACGTCAGTCTTCCTTCTTCGACCTGCGGAGTCCACACTCCCACGCTCTGATAAACCACTGGGTCGTTGGCGTATCGTCGAGCAGAGACGAAAACCTCAATACCAACCGTCCCTCCTGCATAGGCTGCATCCAACAGAATAGAATCGACCTCGCAAACCGTGTCAGGCGAAGCATACACATAATCCCGGGTCTCCAAATACGGCGCAGGGGTGCCCAACATTAGGTTGTCAGCATCCGCGCTTGTCTTTTCTCGCAGAATTTCTCCTGAACCGTTGCTCCAAATGCGAGGACACATGGTCTCGGTTAAGTCAGATAGCGTGTCTGCTTCGACAGTTCCTAAGGCGTCACAGGTTCCGGTCAGTTCGTCACAGGTTTTAGCTCGCCTGGACAAGCCTCCAAAGGCATGCACGTCCAACACATCTGCGGTATACCACTCGCCTGTACGCCAGTTCAAGCCTATGGCTTTGTCGAACTCGCCGTCACTGGCATTGGAACAGTAAACCCACCAAACCTCTTGGTATTCTTTCCAAACAAATCCCCAAGTTTTTGCAGCCAGTTCCACGTCCGTGGACAAATCTTCCATAAAATACGTACTCACCCGTTCACCAACAGAAGCCACCCCTTGCGTATCCAGGCGGAAGAAATCACCCTCGACACCGTCAAAGAAAAAGTGCGAGTAGCCGTTGGAAACCAGTCCGTAAGGAAGCGAATTCCCCACTCCCTCTTTGATAGGGTTCCACTGGTAAACCTTGGGAAGCCCTACATAATTCAATCCAATAATCGCCGTGGGCAGATAGGCGACCAACAGATTGTTAAGCCGGCGCAAACCAGTCAATCCAGTAAGGGGAAAGTCAGGCAACGTGAACTCTTCAAAGTCAATCCGCATGACTTCGTTACCGGAGGCCGTAACCCAGTCACTAGGATTATACAGCCCTGAAGACAGAATTCCATTTGGCCGTGCCTCCCCACGAAGACTGTAGTTGCCCACTACCAAATGGTCGTAGAACGATTCAACGTAGCGAGCTTTGGGAAGCACAACGTTAGGATAGGACTTCACCTGAGTACCGTCGGTGAAGTAAAGCGTATTCAAATCGTTGAGAAACCACAGCTGATTATTATACATGCACGAAGCCCACCGCCGATAAGTGCTATCGTACGTGAATGACCCAGTAGCTCCGTTGATTAACAGTTCTTCTTTGGTGCCAGCGACCGGGCGAAGCTGATAAGCCTTACTTTTCGTCAGGCCCACAGTCATCGCGCGGTCTTGCTGGCGTGTTGGGATACCGGCAAAGAGCAAAAACTCCGACGTTACCGACGGGTCGTACATCCGCACCTGTCGAGGAAGTTGTTGAATCGCGCCACGAAAAGGACGCATGTTGTGCAACGACAACCAGCGAGAAGTCTCAATTAAGTGCGGAGGTGAGGATTTGTCAATCCCACCCAAAACCGCACCATGTACAACGCCACCCTTCATAGAAGTTTAAAGATTGAAACAATCGCGTAACGCTCATTCACCCCGGCACCGACGTTCTTTCCCAATCCTTCCGACGCGATAGCTATATCGGTGTAATGGTCGATATACATGTAGGGAAAGACAGTGTCTGTCGCACCGGAAAAATTCACAATAATGTCCATCTGTGACCGAGTTTGTCCCAGATTAGCGTTACTCGCATATTCGCTGGAACCGTAAAAGACCTGAGTATCAGCAGCAACTGCATCCTTTTTCACTGTCGCTCGAATCATATGCCCACTGACTTTGTAAGCCGGGCAAGAAACAGAGATTCGGTAAGCTCCGTCTTTTTTGAATTCGATGTATGACCCGTTAATGTTGACAAGCCCTGATGGGTCTTTCTCGATAATCCACTGTCCACTTCCTGCTGCTGGAGCAAGGTTTGCCCCTCGCCGGCACCAATCAGCAGTTTTAGACAAACCACCAGCCGTTCCAGAAGGAGCACCAGATTCCGCAACAATTGCAAACGCCGTAGCGTCTGCAGCGTCGCTAGCAAAAGTAGTAACGCCATCAGCGTCAACTGTAATAACGCCAGAAAGCGTTACCGGCTTAAAGCTGTTTGCTTGTCCGTTAACCGTGTTACCTCCGACCAAAACCTGACCTGCGGTACCTGCAGGCAGCCGTGACCCATCAATGGCGCGCAAGGCCACCTTTGCAGTGGTAACGTTTTCGTCTTTAATTTTTGTCGTCTGTACTGCGTCCGTAGCCAGCAAAGGAGTGGTAATCGCACTAGCTGCAATCTTGTCCGTCGTAATCGCTTGAGTACCAATCTTGTCGGAAGTAAAAGCACCCGTAGCCAGTTTAGCCGCGGTCACAGCCTCGTCAGCAATCTTCGCGGTGGTAACCGCTGCCGCAGCCAACTCAGCTGATGTGATGCTTTCCAACGTAATGTCAATCGCTCGAATTGAACGTTGAAGAATTTCACGTTGTACGTCGCCCACAGGATTTGAACCACGTACAGTTCCCGCAGGAATCACATCTGCATCAATCGCATACGGTTTGAGCTTGCCGACATCGGTAAAAACCTGAGACAAAAAGTCTCCCAACCACACACGCGTCTGAACAATAGCATCGTTCAGCTTTGCCGCTGACTCTGCTCCGGTAGGGTCTGTTTCTGTCGCAGCTAACGCCGAAAGCGTTGCGGCAAGTGTTGGATAGTCTGCCATATCAATCGAGAGTTACGTCGGTAGTATTACCGACAATTTTAGAGTTCCATTCTTTCACGGATTCCCAGGCGTTCCCAAGAATCGTGGTAGAAACCGAAAACCTTTGATCCTCTTTGAGGAGATAGTTCAGTTCCATTATGGAACGGAACATCATGAAATCAAAGCAATAGGTTAACAAAAAGCTGCTATCCGTATCCTGAGTGAAGTCCGGCAGCCATTCAATAACGTCGAATTGAACCGGATACGCAGCTAGATTGCCAAGCAAAGACGAGTTGATAGGTGTCACCTCAAACTGGTCATCCCCAAAGAGCACCACACCCAGGGGCATATCCTGCCGTAGCGCAAGTTGGTCACTCTCCCTCTCCTGCAGTGAATACGCCGAAGGATTCGACCGACGGCGAAGCATGTCCACATACGTGCTTCGGCTGTAAATGTTCACCGGAACATACAACGTTCGCTCCGCGTTCGGCAGAAACGCATAGCGCACAGTCTTAATCTGCACAGGCGTCAGATTGTCTGGCAACCGTTTGGCAGTGCTCAACAACCCTCCCACCGTCATGTCAGGCACTGTGACCTGCACCTTCGTCATTGCCCGTTCAAAGTCCACTCCCCGTTGAGCGAAATCCTTCGCGTGGTTAATCGCGACCAACAAAGAGTCTCCTTCCGCTGACTGAAAGGAAGTAATCGACCGACGAGTGAACGCCGCAATAGCTTGTTTGAGATTGAGGATTGTTTTTGGCATAAAATTACGGTGCGTTTTTAACGAGGACGCACCCCCTCAGCGGCTTAACTGTTGGTGTTCTTGCCACCCGCAGCCGTAGGCGGATTGGCTACCGTGGACTGCTTGGTTTCGTTCTTCGCGCTCTGCGCCGGCGTCTTGGACGCCAACGAGCCGCCAACGAACGTCCGACCGTCCACGCCCTTGTCGGGCGACGGAACAAAGTTCCGAACTGAGGTCTTACGATCCATGGTGTCTCCTTACTCCTGACCTTTGACCACACCACGGACAGTAGCCGTGATATCCGCAGGCAACGCACGATTGGCGTCCGTCGCCTGAGTGAGGTCGTTGAGCAACAGGTTGGCACCGGCATAGTCAGGGGTTGCCGGATAAACCTTTGTATCGTCGCTCTTCACAAACACCGACGACTGTTCAATCTTCGTCAGCGCCAAAACCGACGCCGGAATCTTGTTAGTCGTCCCGCCTTGGCCCGTGAGGACCAATGTAACCTGCCGGCACGAGACTTCAAGGCCATTCGTGCCGCCTTCGGTCCACGACCTTTCAATCGTGACCGCTGATGCTGCGAGGTCTGCCATAATCAGTATCCTTTCACAACGAAGTTGTAGGTGCCTGTCACCGACGCGGGCGCGTTCGTTCCTGCTGCTTTGAGCAACATTTCCGTTCGATCCGCGCTCGGTGCCGCCACAACCACCACCGTGTTGTCTGATTTGGTCAAAACCCCACACTCTTCAAACGTCGACAACCCAAAAGCCGACGCAGGGATTTTCTCCCCCGCCGACCCAGAGCCGTGCGTTGAAAGCGTGACACTCCCCGCCTTTTCCCAAAAGACCAGGCCGTTAGACCGGGTCTCCGAGGCCGTGCGAAGCATTGCCACACTTGATGTAGTGAGGTCAGCCATAACTCAGTTCACAGCGTTCTGGAAGTTGCGCATCCACATGTGCGATTCGGGAGCTTTGATCTCCACGCTGCACTCCGTCAGCCACTCGTCTTTGCGGTAATCCGCATCGTTCGCTTGGCGATTCTTCAACAGCTCGGTATCGCGACCGGCCATCGGGCGGTACTTCAACGCATGCACGTCGAGATACAGACCATCATTCCGATACGTGCTGTTCTTGGTCAACAGCGGGTGGGTACGATAGTAAATCGTCCCAAACGTAAAGATGGCCTCCACCACTGGCATGCCGAACGGCGTCTCAGAGCCGGCCTTGTTCGTCAACGTCACCTTGCCGCGGAACAGAGTGTTCAGCGTACGGAGGTGACCATTGCCGCACAAGCACAGCTTCTCATTGGCCATGTTGTTCGTCACGCGGAACAGACGCTCCACGTACTTCTCATACGTGGTCAGCGAGATATTCCCCGTGGTGTTGTCGATGATGCGCTTGTCGTCGGACGAGTCATTCGTCACAGTGACAGTGCCGTAGTTGCCAGCTTCCCAGTTGCGGAGATGCTGGATGATGCCGTCGAACGTGCGAATCGGCAGACCGTCGGCGCCCACCTGTGTGGATTTCTTGCCGAAGATCAGCGAGTTCTCAAGGTCCAGCATGTGATACAAGCTGTGTTCCTTGGCCTTGTCCTTGTAAGGACCGCTGTCATCGAACTTCGCCTCAGTCTTCCAGGCCGTGCCAGTGATACTGAACGGCGTGCGGAAGATTTGAGTGTAGTTCGTGAAGGGCGAAGGCAGCGTGTACGTCTCGCGAGAAACGTCCAGCGAACCCTCACTGTAGGCCGTGCCGATAACGAGCACTTCGGCGCCCGTGTTTTCACCGGTCGTTCCAGCAGGGCTGGTGCCGGTGCCATTGTCGATGCTCGCTACAGCGTTCAGCGCATAGCACTTAAGCAGCGTCGAGGACGTGATTTCCGTGACACGGAAGAACAGGTCAGTAAAGGTCGTACTGCCCGTGGTGACGGCGATTTTCGCCACTTGCGGAACCCGGAACTCCGCAGTCGAGGCGACCTTCAAATAGAAGGTGTCACCTGCCGCAATGCTCACAGGGTCAGCCGCGATGGTCGTGCCGTCGGATTGCACAAACGGACCCTTGCTCGCGGAGTGAGTGAGCGAGGTCGTCTTCTTCTCGACGAACCGCTTCTCATACCACTGAATCGTTGGGTCGTTCGTGTCTTCCTCTTCCAACAGCGACAGAATGCCTGTCAACGGGGCGGCGCCGTTGGGATACATGTAGAAAACCTTCCGGCGCACGTTTGTAAAACGCTCTGCCGAAAAGCTTTCAGTTGACATTAGGCCAAGAATAGCCATATGTTATGTCCTTAGCTCAAAGCAGCGAGACCAGCACTTTTCGGTTTCGCTGATCCACCAGAGCCGCCTCCACCACCGCCACCCGGCGCGGAGAGACTAGCCATCTGATGTTGCTGTCCTTGAGGTTGTTGTTTGGCGCTCTGTCCGCCACCGGCGGCGAGTTGGACTCCGGCCTTCGCGAGTGTAGTTTTCACCAAATTGGCTACTTGCTCAAACGCTTGATCCGTTGTTCCCTGAAATCCTTGTTGCTGGAGTTGCGTGCCAAACGCAATCACCATGGGTTCGTAGTTCTGCAGCTCAGGATACTTGTCGAAGAACTGCTTCTTCACACGTTCTCCCTGCCGCTCCAGATAGTCTTGCCGTATTTGGTCAAGCTCGTCGAACCGACCCTTGAGTTTGGACTGTTCAAACTCTTCCAAAGCCTGTTGGCGTTCCAACACCGCCATCGTAACAGCCTGCTTCACGATGCCGGGGATGATTTCGTTGAACGCTGCCACAGCCTGTTCACCGCCCGCGAGGATGCTCGTGATGTGCTGGGGATTCACCCGGAACACATTGAACATTTTGTCAAACTCCTCTTGGGTGTATTGACGTGGTTGAGGCTGAGGTTGCTGCGTACGTTGCATTTGTGCAACCGTATCAGCAGCCAACTTCGCAATCTGGTCAGGCGTCATCGTTGGCGCCATGTGAGGAGCGGGAGCCGAACCCGCACCTGCATGAGCCGGAGGTTGTCCGCCGGCTGCACCGCCTGCTGGCGGTTGACCACCGGGAGCGCCTTGTCCTTGACCTTGCCCACCACCTTCACCACCACCAGCGCCGCCAGTAACATCTCCGAGAACGGACATGCCTGCGCCCTGACCACCGCCATCTGACGGTGCCGGATTAAACAGCAGAGTCTTCTTTTGCATTTGTTTTTCCTTCGAGTTGGTCTTGAAGTTCCTTGACCCGTTCTTCAAGAGCCGTGATTACAGAGGACAAGAAAGACGACGCTCGCGCCAGTCCTCGAACTTCTCCGATAGACTGTTCACGAAACAGAATCCCTTGTAGGTCACCGAATTGCGCACCAGCGCCACCGGACGGAAAATCGCCTGCAACAACAAGTTGCATGAGTTTACTGCGCTCCTTGTCAATCTGTCCAATCATGGACTGAAAGAAGTGATTGTCCTGCAGTTCTTTGTATCCCACAAGGAGACGAGAGCACGTGGACAACATCTCCTCAGGAGACGATGTTTGAGTTTGGTCTATTGGGTTCATACTGGTATTTGTGGCGGTTGCGGTTGCCCCGGAACAGGAGGTGTCAGTACTCCCGGTGCCGGAGGTTGTGATAGGAAGAATCGCTCCGTATTGCGTACGCCTCGGAGTTCCATCCACTCAATCATAACAGCTTTGGGGTCAATACCCAGGGCAATAGCCGCCTGTGGGTTACTCGCGAATGCCTTGATGAGTTCTTCAAACACTGTCGCTGCCGCCGCTTTCTCACTGGGCAACGTGCCATCGAACACATCGAAGTCATATGACCCGACTAAATCCATTTTGGAAACTGGCTTAAAGCCGGCCTGGTCTTTGATGGTGTTGTTCACACCAAGCAACTTCACCATTACAGCCTCGTCCAATCCGTCGCGCAGATTGCTCAACATCTGCCGTCCCATCGGCTCCAGACACGAGCGGAAAATCAACACGCCCGTCATCTTCAAACGATTCACTGCAGAAGTGAACGTGTTCTGCATCTCACGAGCTGACCGCCGGCCCGTGCTAACCTGACCAAGCATGTTCTCGTTAATGCCGGTCGTAAGCTGCACAAGGTCTTGCAGGAACTTCGCATCACCGATATGGTTGGTGGTGACATCTGTCACATTCAACTGCTTGATATACCGGTCAATACCGCGCCCACCCACATCCGCCTTTAATCGAATCACAGGGTTGCGGTTTTCCAGGTCACGGATTTCCACGCCTGTCGTATCCACCACCAGAAAGTTCTGAATGACCTTGCGCACGTTTGTGATGCGTGAGTTGATGAACCACGTAATCACCGACTGCAGCTGGTCAATCGTATCTGCCAGACCCATACCGAGAAACTCGTTATTGTCAGGCGAGAACTGCGCCACGGTATACGTGAACTCGTCATGCAAATACCCCAGCGGCTCGAAACGTACAATACGCCCATCGTTCGCGTACCAAATCAAATACTTGGTTGGACGGTTGTTGTTCTTGTCCAACGGGCGACCATCTAACTCAAACTTGGATGGCGTAATCACCCGTTGCACTTCGGTGATAATCACCGTGCCACGCCGCTTTTGGTTTGCCCCGAACTCGTCCGGAACCGTAAAACCTTGAATACGCACGCCTCCCCGGTCTTCCACACGCTGCTTGGTCAAATCTTTCACGTGCTCAAGGCCCGCAATCACGCCGTCGGCTTCAAGTGCCTCTAACTGCACGTAGCTGAACTCGTCCTCGCTTGCACAGAATTCCCCTTCCTGGAACCGCGTAAGCGGAAGGCGTACGTCAGGAAAGAAACGATACGGCGACACGTTGAACAGCTCATTGCCCAAATACTTCGTGGCCAACACGCGCTGAGTCTCAATCCGATTTGCGCCCAGCTTGAAACCAAACAAAGATGGAGCAGGGATTTGTATTTCCTCGTTCACCCACTGCGTCTTGCGCACCCAAGAGACTTTCATCACGCCCATAGAAAACCGGGCGATGTCCACAAGAAGCTGATACAGCTTGGCCTCAATCAAGTTGAAAACCAAATCACGCTGCAACAACGCTTCGCCGTTCTTTGCTGCCTGGTGAGACCGCTCGTTAGTCCCTGACAACTCGAAGAAGCGGTCCCGTTGCGTATACAGCGCAAAGAGAAAGGAGACAAACGTTTGCGTCTGTGAATACGTCACCGGAACCACCATCTTCTCCGGTTCCTTACGGTCTTTGGCTTTCTTGTCTTGGGTGTCCTGTTCACGATACCCACGATACACGTCATTGTTCGCATCCCAACGGGTGTAATACGTCGCCATCTTTCGACGGGACATGTCAACCAAATCCCTCGTTGAATTCAACAACTCCGTAGCCCACTCAGGTTGTGTTTCCTCAGCAAGCTGTCTCGCAATTTCTTCATCCATTGGCATGTTGGGTTCCTTTCTGGAACATCACTTTTCTTGGAGCTTCAGTAAAATCTCACGCATTCTCGCATCCGGCACAAACCAGCCAGGCACCGCTGGCGTATACGCCTGATTAGCTGGTAGGCGTACTGCCGCCTTGTCCGCGGGTATTACGACCGTTCGCGTCTTGCAACCCATCGTCGAGAAGAACGTTGACAGCATCAGCATCACCATCAAGGATAGCAGAATCCACCACTGCCTGTCGGTCTTTTCGTTGCTGGTTTGGTGAATCTTTCTTTGCATAATGACGCCGGATTAAAAAGGCGGCGATACTCACGACAGTCGCAAGTATCGCCAAAATAGACGCGGTCACTTGATCCCCGCATCCTCGCTGGACACGTTGTTGTCCCGCGCCGCAATGAGACCGAAGCCAACGGTAACGGCCGCAATGGTGGCGCCAATGTCAGGATTTGTGCTGGGATCGTTGTCGATCAGGGTCTTCACTGCCGACCCGACGGCAATCACAATAGTAATGATGCCGGTTGCTGTGGTTTTCCAACTTTTCATAACTTCGCTTTCCGTTCGTCCAGCAAGGTTTTTACCCGAATCAGGTCATCCTGATGGGTTGTGAGCATCTGCTGGTGACGCTCCAAAAGAACTTCATGACGAGTAAGCAGCTCACGCATCATCGCCATTTCTTGTTTGTTGTGGAAATAAATTGACACCGCTGTCGCCCCTATTGCAACAAGTTGGAGAATAGTGCCAATACTAATTTCGAACTTAAACCAATGTTTCATGGGATTTGAGGTTTCACTCGACCGTCGCTTAGCCGTGGAAGTGCCTCGTCTCCGGCTTGCACGTTTGGCAGAAAGAGCATGGGAAACTTCGGAGAAGTCCTGTACTCGAAACTCCAATTTGTCGTCGTTCCCCACAAAGCCTCATTGGTACTCATTAAGTTGGTTCGTCCAAACGCGTAGAACGTAATGAACTGGCGTAATGCCGGGTCATGCGTCCACGATAAAGTCAATCCTAAATACGGTTTCTTCGCCGTCGCCACGTCCGTTTTGGCATACGCCACTAACGCGCCTTCTTTGCTGCCCGCTGTCTTTTGCAAAGGACGATACACTTTAGTTATCGTCGGAAACGTCGGCTGAGCAGCCAACGTCACTACGGACAAAAGAATGAGGGTTAGTTTAATCATTGCGTCACAGCGATGTTCCACTTGTTACTGAGATACTGAATCACTCCTTTTCGGTGGGCATCCGAGAGCACCGTGCTATAACGGATGTACTCAAACAAATGCCCGTTAAACCCTCCGCCACCGCCGTCAGCTTGGCCAATGCGCCGAGTAGTACACGACCCGCTTCCAGCAGAACCCACGTCACCAACCACCCCGTTTTTGTATCCCGCAGCAGAAGCGTCACCAGTAAACGTGGCCGCAAGGATAACAGGGTCAGTAGTGACTACACCAAAAATCGGGTAACTTGCTCCGCTTTGATAACGCGACCACTGAGCAGGGAAGTATCCGCTATGGGTAAAAATCGTCTGTCTTCCTGAACCGTCCGTAATAAACTGTCCGCCGTCCGCCACAGCCGGTTTAATCGCTAAAATTTCTGTGCCTACGGACTGTCCAGCGAACACAAAGCTATCAAACAAATCAGTGCCGATGAAGTATATTCCCGGCTTTCCGTTCTGCACATTGGTCTGAAAAGTCGGACGGCTTCCAAGCACTGCAGTGACAGCATCCGCATAACCATAGGCAAAACTTGATGCATGGTTGCCCATAGCACGAACTAGGTCATTATTGACCGAAGCAGCACCCCACCACCACTGAGGCATTGTGCTACTCCAGCCAGTGCCATCATCAACAATGACCGATCCAGTTCCCGTTTTCCACGTAAAGTCACCGCTATTAAGACGCCTTCTGAGGAGCCAGTCGCTTCCACCAGTGAACGAAATCTCCATGGTCATGCCCATATCGTCTGCAGTTACTGGAGGAGGCGGAGTCAAATCCAAGCCATCAGAGTAACGTTCTGGAGAACCAGAACCGGAAAAATAAACTCGATACTCAAGAGTATATCCGGTCATATAGGCTCCGCCTACAGTCTCATACGGACCTACATCCTGTGTCGGGGTCGTTTCTGCATTAGTCCAGACTTCACCGTCCGCTTTTAACCAATGCGACAAATTGGCAATAGCGTCAGGTTGTATGGGAGCAACGACACCACTCCCATGACAACGAGTTAAAAGATTGCGAAGTCCGTGCCTCATGCGTAATAGACAATAACTTTTCCCGACGCCAGCGTGATGCTGGAAAACGACCCAAAGACAGGCACACCAACCGGCAATACCATTGCGCTCAGGGTGCCCTGAGTACAAAGTTCGCCTTGTGCCGTAGCCTGTCCAGCCGGTGGTGCAAACCTGTTGGACACCAACGCGCCCACGGCTGCCTCAAGTGCCACGACACACCCAATCACTCGCCCCGTCGGGGGAGTATGAGCATTGGTGTCTGTAATGTACTCGCCGCCCAATTGACCCAGGGAAGCGGCTACTGGTGCTTCAAGTCCAAACATAAAAAGAAAATGACCTATTCAGTTATTCAAACATCCGCGGTCACTTGATGGTTGAATTAACGCGAAGCGGGTTCGTACACTACGCGTATGAAATTGTTCGACCAGCTCCCAGCCCGGTTGCTGGCGATTTGAAGGACATTAGTGGCGGGCGCCCCGTTCGTCACCAAACCAAGACTCCAATTCGTGAAGTAACCAGCACGGGTGCCGACAGTGAGCGAGTTGTTGGCCTGTCCGTAAAGGAACCATCCCCACGC